ATGGATGAAGAGATGAAAAAGGTGAACCGGCGAAACAGAAAGGAGCTGTTTGCCTATCTGCGCAAGCTGGTCAAGTGGAAGAACAATGATGCGGTGAGGCTGGTTTTTTTGGAACAGGAAAACCTGGAGCAAATCCGGGAAATGGATCTGACCGGCCTGGCGGAGCTGAAGCGAAGCCCAAACGGAACCCTTGAGATGAAGTTTGTGGACAGGGTGCAGGTGTTGACCATGCTTCAGAAGCTGCTGGAAGAACAGGAGACAGGGGCATTGGATGGGCTGATGGCTGCGCTGGGTCAGTATGAGAGCGGCGATGAGGGGTGAGCCGGGTCAGATTTTCACCAAAGCAGAGGCAGGTGCTGAGTTGGTGGAGGAATGGGCGATATGATGCGCTCATTTGTGACGGTGCGGTGCGCTCAGGAAAGACATTGGCCATGGGGACGTCATTTTTTCTGTGGGCTATGACCTGCTTCCAGGGACAGCGCTTTGGGCTGTGTGCTCCTACTATCAACGCCGTGCGGCGCAATCTGTTGGCTCAGGTCAGGCCCATGATCACCAGCTTGGGATTTCAGTGGGAGGAACGGATGAGCCGGAATGAGATCACCATCCGAGGCGCGGGCAGGGAGAATATGTTTTACCTCTATGGAGGGCGCAATGAGGGCAGTGCAGCGCTGATTCAAGGGGTGACCTTAGCGGGGGTGCTATTGGACGAGGTGGCACTGATGCCACGCAGTTTTGTGGAACAGGCCTGCGCTCGGTGCTCAATCACAGGAGGGAAGTTATGGTTTTCCTGCAATCCTGCTGGACCGGAGCACTGGTTTTACAAGGAGTGGATTTGTGGTGCAGAGGAGAAAAACGCATGTTACCTGAGGTTTGCCATGGAGGACAATCCAGGTCTCACAGACCGGGTAAGGAAGAGATATGCACGAATGTTTCAAGGGGTGTTCTACCGGAGGTATGTGCTGGGAGAGTGGGTGGCAGCCCAGGGACTGGTATACGACTTTTTTGATCCAGCCACCGTGGAGGAAGCGCCAGCGGGCCCATTTCAACGGTGGAGGATCTCCTGCGATTATGGGATCAGAAACCCTGCCTCGTTCGGGCTGTGGGGAGAAAAGGATGGGGTGTGGTACCGGGTGCGGGAGTACTACTATGACGCCGTAGCTCAGGGGAGGCAGAAAACGGACGGCGAATATGTGCGGGATTTAGAACGGCTGGCAAGGGGACGGGAGATTCAGTGGGTGGTGGTGGATCCATCTGCCGCAAGTTTTATCCAGGCGCTGCGCCGGAAGGGGTGGAGGGTGCAAAAGGCTAACAATCAGGTGCTTGAGGGCATCCGACGGACTGCTGAAGCCCTCAAGGAGGGTAGAATCGTCATTTGCAGAGAGTGTGCGGCCGCAATTCGGGAGTTCTCCGTGTATTGTTGGGAGGACGATTGCGTAAAAGATAGGGTCCGTAAGGAGAATGACCACGCAATGGACGACATTCGATACTTCGTGATGAGTATGGAGAGGGAGGGGGGCTGTCTGGCTGCCGGATATGTGGAGAGAGCCGGATGGTAGACGCCGCTGCGCGTCGGGCCTCCTAAACAGCAGAGGGCTGTTTCAGTATGGGAAATACCCGAAGGGGATTTCTATATAACAATGAGAGGAGAAGGGATATGAACATTGATTTTCAAGGTATTGGACAGACGGTAGCCACCTTTCAGACGGAGGATGAGACACTGACAGCAGGCATGGCCGTCACCATGACTGGGAACGGTACGGTGGGATTGGGGGCTAAGGACGGACTGCCCTGCGGTGTGGCATTGGGAGTAGTCCGAAATGGGGCTGTGCCGGTCCAGATTGCCGGGGTGGCAGAGGTAAAGTACTCTGGAACTGCACCTGGGGTGGGTTATGCCATGTTATCCTGCGATGGGAAGGGAAGCGTGGCTGTGGCAGCAAGCGGCGGATACAGATGTCTTGTTTTGTCGGTGAACAGAGAGAAAAACACTGTGGTCATTAAGCTGTAGGCTAACCAAGATAGTATGTCAGTTGAGTGAGGATGGCCTGGATAGGCTGATTATATGGGAAGGAGACATTGAAGATGGCATATCGATTTGACAATGTGAAGTTGGAAAAGGGGATGTATCACGAGGCGGGCCGCTCTTTTACCCAGGTGCTGGAGAAGCTGGACCCCAGTGAACAATATAAGGGCACCGCTTTGGAGGGATTGGATGCTTATCAACGCCAGCTCAAACGATTTGATATCCGGGTGAAGGGCGCCGGTTCCGATCTGGTGGATAAGTTTTTCTCCACCTCCCAGGCCGCGGTGCTTTTTCCCGAGTACATCGCCCGGGCGGTGAAGGTAGGAATGGAAGAGGCCAATATCCTACCTGATATTACAGCTACAGAGACCCTCATCGAGGGAATGGACTATCGCTCCATCACCTCCGTGCCAGAGGATGAAAAACAGCTGAAACGAGTGGCGGAGGGAGCTGCAATTCCACAGACCACAGTGCGCACCCGGGACAGCTTAGTCAAGCTTAACAAGCGGGGCAGGATGCTGGTGGCCTCCTATGAGGCGATCCGCTTCCAGAAACTGGATCTGTTTTCTGTCACTTTGCGTCAGATCGGAGCCCAGATTGGCCGGATGCATTTGGAGGATGCCATCGATGTCATCATGAACGGAGACGGCAACGACAATGCCGCTCAGGTGAAGTCAGTGAAAACCGCTGGCACCCTTATCTATGATGACTTGCTTACTTTCTGGAACGGCTTTGAACCATATCAGCTGAACACCCTGCTGGTAGGCATGGACACAATGCCTAAGCTGTTGGGGATGACCCAGATGCAGGACGCCGCTGCCGGACTAGATTTCCACGGCACTGGGCGGTTGATTACCCCCATGGGAGCCAAGGTGCTGCGGACCTCCGCTATGCCTGCAGGCAAGATCATTGGATTGGATAAGAACTATGCCCTGGAGATGGTCAAGTCAGGAGATGTGATGGTTGAATATGATAAAATCATCGACCGCCAACTGGAGCGGGCCGCGATCACCACTATCTCCGGCTATGCTAAAATATTTGAGGACGCCAGCCAGGTGCTGTCGGTGTGATGAAAGTGGGGAGGCGGAATATGGGCCTTCTAAAGCGGGTGAAAAAAACGCAGGGGGCTATGGCTACCCAGCTGCGGGATACCGGCCGGCATCCGTTTACCCAGTTGGATGGATATGTGCCCTTGAACAATGGGGAGATTGCCCTATATCGGGCGATCCGAGAGGGTATCCCTGTGATTGATGCGGCCGTATGCAAGCTGGTGCGGCTGTGCAGCGGTGTATCTGTCAAGTGCCGGGATAGACGGGCTCAAGAGGGGTTGGACTACTTCTTGCGCACCGTTTCCACCGGGCGGGGCCAGCGCAGTTTACAGTCCTTTTTGGATTGCTATTTGGATTCGATGCTCACCTGCGGCCGAGGTGTGGGCGAGATCGTACCCACCCAAAATGGGCGGGATGTGGCGGCCCTGCTATGCGCTGATGTGAGCCGTGTTGAGATCAAGAAGGGGGACAGCCCGCTGGATTTCGCGCTGTGTGTCCGGGACTGCGACGGCACGGTTCGGGAACTGCCCAGGCAGGATCTGCTGCTGTTCACTGCCTTTCAGCCTGAGACCAGCGCGCCTTATGGGGTGTCGATGCTCCGCTCCATGCCCTTTTTAGCGGAAATTTTAATAAAAATCTTTCAGGCTATGGGAAAAAATTGGGAGCGTATGGGCAATGTCCGGTTTGCCGTTGTGTGCAAGGGACAGGAGGATGGTCTGGCTGAAGAGCGGTGCAGAAGGGTGGCCGGAGAGTGGTCCGCCGCCATGCAGGCCAGCCGGGACGGCGCCGTGAGGGATTTTGTGGCCGCCGGGGATGTGGAAATCAGAACCATTGGCGCAGACAACCAGATACTGGACAGCGAGGTTCCAGTACGGCAGATTCTAGAGCAGTTGGTATCCAAGACTGGAATACCACCCTTTCTACTGGGGCTGAGCTGGTCCTCCACCGAGCGGATGAGCAGCCAGCAGGCAGATATTATGACCAGTGAAATTACAGCCATTCGGCGCAGCCTGGAACCGATAGTGGAGCGTATCTGCGAGCTGTGGCTTAGGTTAAAGGGCTATGATGACCATGTAGAAGTGATCTGGAGCGATGTGAATTTGCAGGATGAGGAGGCTGAGGCAAGAGCAGCCTTATGCCGGGCTCAGAGCCATGCTTTAGAGGGGGAGAACAAGAATGGAGATCAGTAAAGATGCGGTGATCAAGGCGATCGGGCAGCCAGACCCTGGGGACATGGATCTGATCAATCAGTTGGCCCGCCGGGAGGTGCAGGAGGATCAGGTGTATACCTTCGCCCTTCGGCTGTGTGACAATGATGTGGATCGGGACTGGGAACGGTTCGATGATGAGGCCCTGGAAACATTGAGCCGGATGTTTGTTGGGGTGTCCGGCGTGTTTGACCACCAATGGTCTGCCAAGGGGCAGACGGCACGGATCTACCGCACGCAGGTGGTGGGTGAGCAGGGTGTTCTCACTGCCGATGGACGCCCCTACCGTTTTCTCAAGGGATGGGCATATATGGCGTGCACCAGCGAAAATGCCGGTCTGATCGCTGAGATTGACACAGGTATTAAGCGAGAGGTGAGCGTGGGATGTGCGGTGAGTCAGGTGGTGTGTTCCATTTGCGGAAAGGAATTGGATGGATGTCCCCATGAGAAGGGCCAGGAGTATGACGGCCAACTTTGTTACGGGGTGCTCACTGGGGTCACTGATGCTTATGAATGGTCCTTTGTGGCGGTGCCCGCCCAGCGAAAGGCAGGGGTCATCAAGAGTGCGGGACGTCAGTTGGAAAACGAGGCCCGCCTGGGCAGAAGGTACCTAAAGGGTCTGCGCCGTGAGATGGTGCGTCTGGCCGGTATTGCTGATCCAGAGATGGAGCATGCTCTGCTGGAACGGGTGGCCAGTCGTTTGGACGAGGGGGAATTGCTGGGGCTGATCAAGCTGTATCAGCGCAAGGCAGACAAGCTGTTGGTGGCCGCGCCGCAGCTAAGCTATAATGAGGATGGGCAGTCCGCCCAGCTCCTTGATGGGGCATTCTTGATATGAGAGGAGATGGGCTATGACGGAAGCGGTATTGGAACTGGCAAAAAGCTTATGCGACCAGGGGACGGAGGAGGAGACGCTCCGGCTGATGTGTGCCACTGCCTGTCAAACGCTGGATCACTTGCTCCTCGATGGTGTGACAGCAGAAGATTGTGGGGATAGCTATAAGCTGGCAGCGGCGTGGATGGTGATGGATTGGCTGAAGGACAGCCAGGATTGGGCGGGGGTAACCGCCCTGTCCGCCGGAGATCTAACGGTGCGCAGAGAGAGCGGCCAGAAGGACAGCGGCAGACTGTCCCATCGGGCTATGGAGTTGATGGCGCCTTATATTCGGGACCACGCATTCGTATTTCGAGGGGTGAGAGGATGACGGAAACCTTTGGGTGGGTGATCCGGACCTATGGACAGAAGGCGGTATGCCACCGGGAGGATGGCTCGGAGATTGGCCGGGGAATGGCCATTGTGCGGCCAATGACAGAGTTGACATGGCAGATGACCGCAGGGGCATTGGGCAGCAGCTGGACAGACCGGTATTTGGGGCTTGCAGAGCCGGAGCTGCCGGTAGATCAAATCGGTCTGGGGGGGTGGCTGAGCTGGGGCGGAGAGAACTATGAGATCATGTCCGCCCAATCTATCCGGGTGGGAGATAAGATTACACACCTGTGGCTGGCCTTGCGGCCCGCAGGGGAGATCGCTCCATGACCGGGGCATTGAACGCCCTGAGACAAGGGGCTGTGAAGCTACTGAAGGAGTGTGGGCTCAACGCTGTGCTGGGTATGGAGCCAGAGCGGGCCAGCCGTTGGCGAGAGACGGTCATAGCGGTGTCGCTCAGCAAGGTGGTATGCGCTCCCGGCGGCTTTAAGGACTATCTGGGGATGCGTGAGGATCGTGAGGGCAGGCAGGAGGAATTGTACGGCCGAGCTGTGGAACTGACACTGGCTATGGATATCTATGCCCCCAGGGATGGGGGGGAAGGGGTTTGCCAAGAGGTTCTGGATAGACTGGCCGAGACGATCATGTGCCAGGGTCTAAATGGGCTCAATGCCATAGAACTTCAGGCAGGACCGATGGAATTTTTGGACAGAGAGGGCCTGTATCGCAGAAGGGTGAGTTGTCTGTTTAAGGCATGGCTGGTTGCGGCCGTGGATGGCGGCGGATTCTTTGTGGATATTGAAGTGAGGGGAAGAAGGATATGAGCATGACGGTGAAACACGAGCGACCGGGGGTGTACTCCTCCTATGAGACGTCGGGCTTAACTGCGTCCACGGCCAGGGGAAGCAATGTGGCCATTGTGGCGGCTGCAGATGGCGGTGACGGAACGTGGGCTTATCAGTGGACCAGCTACAGCAGAGCTGTGGATGATGTGGGAGATTGTCAGCTGAGTCAGATGGCTCAGATGGCCATCCGCAATGGTGCAGGGATGGTCTATGGAATTCCTGTAGGGGATGAGGACTATCAGACTGCATTTGCCACGATGAGCGAGCTGGAGAATGTGCGCGTGGTGGTGTGCGACAGCACGGATCTGAGTGTACAGCAGCTTTTGAGGACGGCGGTGGAGAACTGCTCGGCTGCCCGGAAGGAGCGCATTGCAGTGGTGGGAGGCGCTTTGGGCGAGACCACGTCCCAGCTGGTAGCCCGAGCGGTGGGACTCAACCATGAGCGGATGGTGCTGGTAGCCCCTGGATGTGTGGACAGCACAGGAAAGGCCATAGGCAGTGAGCTATGTGCTGCTGCGGTTGCCGGCGCGATTGCGGGGAATACAGATCCGGCACTACCTCTGGGAGGTATGCAGCTCCATGGACTGAACGGATTGGAAAGTCACTATGGAGATGGCGAGATTGATCTGCTGGTGCGGGGAGGTGTCACCCCATTGGAGATGCTGGCAGGGGACTGCTATGTAATCCGGGGGATTACCACCCGCACCACCAGCGGCACTGCGCCGGATATCACTTGGAGAGAGTTAACTACCATTTTGGTGGTGGATGAGGTGATTCCCGGTATTCGGAATGCTCTGAGGGCCAGGTTTAACAGAGCAAAAAATACAGGACAGACGAGGGGGGCCATTCGCTCCCAGACGATTCTAGAGCTGGAGCGGCGCATGGCCAAGGAGATTATCGATGATTACGAGGATGTAATGGTGAGTGCTTTGGAGGATGACCCCACTGTGTGTCTAGTGGAGTTTTCCTTCACCGTGGCCCATGGCCTGAATCAAATCTGGTTGTCCGCCCATATCACAATCTAAAATGTGAAATGGATGAGAGCTGGGAGTTTGAAATGAGGAGGTTAAGTATATGAGCAAAATGCGTTTGGGTGAAGTGGGGTTTCCCACAAGCAGCGACATCTGGTTGGAAGTGGATGGGAAAAAGGTGGCGGTGGTGCAAAGCTACAACAGCAAGGCCACCAGAAGTTCTGTGGCAGTGGAGGCCTTTGGTGAGGAGGAACCGGTGGCCACGGTGCATGGTCCCCAGAGCCACGTAATCCAACTGACTAGGTTATATGCTACTGATCAGGCCATCGCTGATGGGGTGGACTTTTATGGTATGAAGAACTTTTCCCTAGTCATTTGTAAACCTGACCGAAAGGTGATCTACTCGGACTGTCAGTGGAGCGATATTCAGGAGGATGCCAAGCTGGGTCAGACAGTGGTGGAAAAACTCACGCTGGTGGCACGTAGACGAATTGAGACTTCAGCATAAGGTGCGGACTATGGAACGAGAAGGCAAGTTTTGGACCTGGGCTGATCACATCAAGGTAGATGAGGGGACCTTGCGGCTGTTGTCTGCCTGGGAGGTGTTGGAGGCCCGCCGGGAAGGAGAGACCTTGGCCCTGGACGGCAAGGATCGGGCGCTGTGCCACAATGCCTGTCTGATTGCCAAGGCCCTGGAGCGGAAAGGGAAGCCGGTCTATGCCGATGGAAGAGCTGCTTTGGATGGGCTGCGGGTAGAGGATATTGTGCGGCTGTCTGCCAGATGGGCACAGTTTAACCGGCAATGCAATCCTTCTCCGGTAGATACACAGGAGGCGTTGGACCGGCAAAAAAAAGCGTGGAGCACGCGCTTTATGAGCGCCTTCAATGGCGCGTGCTCCGCCTGTTTGGCGCTCTTCCAACGGAGGAACGGGTAAAAAGGATGAGGGACCGGGACTATCTATGGTGTGCGTTGAATTTGGCGCTGGATCGGGAGGAGGAGCTGGAACGGTTCTGTCCACAATGCCGTCAGAGGGTGGAGGAGTCCTGTCCAGCGTGTGGTGAGCCTAAGGATAGCTGGGGTGTGAACGACGGATTTGATTGGGCCAGATTTGAACAGATGAAGAGAGGGATGGGCTGTGATCGATTGGCTGGAGGAGCTGCTGTCGATGACAGCGGCGGAACATGTAGATGAGGATGCCAATGGGGAGAGCGATGTTCTCTATCTGGGCGGGATGGCGATAAATGCTGTCCCGCCCGGACAGGCCGATAAAGAGGAGACGACGGACCATGCCCTACAGGGCCAGGGTCCGTCGTTGATGGGCGCAGTGGATGAGAAGCTCCGGACAGAGAACGGAGATGTGGAGCTGGTTGCCCACGAACCAATTATTCCACAAAAGGCTGAAACAGGGGAGAAGGTGTTTGGGATGCGGTCCATATCCCCCTTCGTGGAAACCGAGGGGAAATCGGTTCGTGGCCTGTCCCGGCTAATGAGCCAGGTTGAGATGCCTGAAACCTTTGACATGGTTAAAGGGGCCGTGGGAGAATGGCAGAGAGTGGCTGCTGACAGTGATGAGAGCGTTGAGATGGGGGAACAGAAGCGGGTAGAAACAGAGTGGGATACTGGACTCCAGGCCCTGTACCGGGAAGTGACACGGGGAACAAGCCTATTGGGTCAGGCGGCGGTGGGCCAGCCATTTGGAAGGGGGGAGGAGGCAGGGTTTCCCCAACAGTCTGGCGATCGACTAACCGTAGATGGGCTGGACCAAGCGGTGCGCCGGGACAGCAGGCGGTATGATGGGGGTATGACCCTGTTCTAAAGTTCCGGTGGGGATTGTTCTGTACCTGATATAAGGCACTTGTAAACGGAATCATGAGAGAGGAGCGGGGATATGATTCTTTCACCTATGCGATTTAAGAATTTTGTCTGGCCTCACAACCCCAGGGTATACACCATTACCTATGAGCGAAAGATGGCTGAGCACAAGATCCCCTTTGGCCGACACTATTTGCAGAGCCTGGGACAAACCAGGCGGGTGCTGAAAGGGAGCGGGGAGTTTGTGGGTGAGGGGGCCTATGACAAGTTTAGCCAGCTGGCCACCATATTTTATGAGGAGAGCCCGGGTGTGCTGGTACACCCCGTTTGGGTGACCACCACGGCTTGGTTTGCCAAGCTAGAGGTCAGGCAGGAACCAAGACGGGACTATGTGTCCTATTGCTTTGAATTTTGGGAGGTGTTCGGCGACGAAAACACCAGCTTAAAAGTGTGGAATTTGTCAAAGGGAGATCAGCTTGATTCCTCTCCAAGCACGGACAAGGGCGATGGACAGGCTGTATGGTACACAGTGGTTCAGGGAGACACGCTGTGGAAGCTGGCAAATCAGTATGGGATAGCGTTAGACAGACTGGTGGCACTCAATCCTCATATAAAAAACCCCAATCTAATCTTTATTGGACAGAAGGTGAGGGTGTCGTGATCCGATGTTGGGTGACAAAGGGAGATGGCAGTGTGCTCAGCCTGCCTACGGTGGTGTCCTGGCAGTTCAATTATGGAACGGACACCCCCTGTGACAGCTTTGCCATTAAGTGCGTTTGGCAGCAGGGACAGGAGAAGGACCTGTCCTGCGCTTGCCGGTTTTCTGCTCAATGGGATGGGCAGCGGGTATTCACCGGGGTGCTGGATGAGTTTGCCATCACCTGTGGAAGAGATGGGCTGTATCTAGAGCTGTATGGCCGCGGGATGGCCGCGGTATTGCTGGACAATGAGGCTATGCCAATGGAATATCAGAGGGCCACTCGATGGGATATCATAGAAAACCATGTGACGCCTTACGGAATTCCGGTCGTGGGAGGATGGCAGATGCCAGCTGTGGATGGCTTTACGGTGAGTGCTGGAGAGAGTGAATGGAGCGTGATGCGGCGATATGCCTGCTATTACGGAGGGGTGGTTCCCCGATTTGACCAGTTCGGGCAATTGCTACTCGACCGGTATGGGGATGAGGAGACATTGATTATTACAGACAGAACTCCCATTACCAACTGGGAGTACCGGGAGGAACGCAACGGTGTGCTCAGCCAGGTGGCGGTGCGCCGCCGGAGCCGGGAAGGGATCCAATGGGTGTCCGACTCAAGGTTCCAGGCGGAAGGAGGGTGCGCCAGACGCATTATCACGGTGCCCAACACTATGGGGACTGCCGCCATGCGCTATACGGCTGACTATCAGCTTCGGGCCTCCCGCAGAGGGCGCGTGCGGATGACTGCTGTGATTGCCGGGGCATTTTTAGCTTGGCCGGGACAGCTGGTGACAGTGAGTCTGCCTGGATTCGGGGCCAATGGGCGGTACCGGGTCGCACAGGCAGAGGTGAAATGCGGCCAGAGTGGATTGACCACTGCGCTGGTTCTAGGCGAGACAGATAGCATGATTTGAAGAGAGGAGAGGGTTGGCGTGTGGCTGAGTGGACAGCATAAGCGTCCTGCGGAGTATAGTGAAGGCCAAACGGGAACCGTTACCATAGGCGGGGACAAGCTGGCGGTATTGCTGGACAGTGAGCGGCGTGGAGTGGAGGTATATGGTCCGGCAGGCTACCGCTGGACGCCTAAAGCGGGAGAGCGTGTGCTGGTTATCCAGGGCAAAGGAGAAATCCCTGCTGTGGTTGGCACTAGGCAAGGGGACTACGTTCCAGAAAAGGTGGCCATTAGGTCGGACAGCCTGGATCTACAGGCTGAGGTGATGATACAGGGTGTGCCACTAGACACGTATATCATGATGCTCATTGCCAGTATGCTGGGGGGAGGTGGAGCGGGATGAGCCTGTTGTTGCGAGATGGGGATTATGTGGCAGATGATCGGGGACGCTTAGTTGCTGTGGAATACGGAGAGGCGCTGCTCAATGAGGTACTGTTTCGGCTGACGGTTCGCCGTGGCAGCTTCCCTTTTCTGCCGGGACTGGGCAGCCGGATGCACCAGCTGCTCAGGGAAAAGGAGTCAGCCTGGGAAAGTCTCGCCCGGCAGTATGCTGCCGAAGCGTTGGAGGAGCTTGGGAATCTGGCTGTCACCGGAGTACGGGTGAGCAGGGATGGAGAGGCTCTCATGATTGTGGTGGAACTGTGGTGGCAGGAAACGCAGATGATGGTGACAGCACAGGTGGAGGGATAAGGATTCATGACATTAGAGGAGATTTATCAGGGGCTGGCAGCGGAATTTCATCAGCAAACCGGTCAGACTACCGGAGGAAGCAGCGATTTGGCGGTGAGGTTTTATGCAGTGGCTGCCCAAATATACAGCCTATATGTGCAGACAGAGTGGACCCGCCGGCAATGCTTTCCGCAAACCGCGGTGGGAGAGGATCTGGACAGGCATGCTCAGCTGAGGGCCATATCCCGCCGGCAGGGGACAAAGGCTACTGGGTACATACGCTTTTATTTAGATCGGCCTCGGGATATAGACACTGCCATTCAGGCTGAAACGGTGTGTATGACTGCTACTGGGGTGCGGTTTATCACCACCCAGGAGGGGATGGTGCCAGCGGGAGAACTACACACAGATGTACCAATAGAGGCGGCGGATGTTGGTGCTGAAGGCAATGTAGGTGCAGGGACAATAGTGTACATGGCAATTCCCCCTACATGGGTGGTGGCATGCGCCAATCCCGAGGCGTTCGTCAATGGCCGGGATGAGGAAGATGATGAGACTTTACGGCACAGGGTTATGGAGAGCTATCGCCGATTGGCCAACGGGGCCAACAACGCGTTCTACCGGCAGGCGGCGATGTCCTTTAATGGGGTGGCGGAGGCAACGGTACTGCCCCGTAGCCGTGGTGTGGGCACGGTGGATGTGGTGGTGGCCGCTCAAGGAGGGGTGCCGACTGACGCACTGTTGGAAGAACTGCAGGCATATTTTGACCAGGTGCGGGAGATTGCTGTGGATGTGAATGTGCGAAAACCAACGGTGAAGACGGTGGACCTCACCGTAACGCTTACGATAGGTGAGGGGCAGGAGTTTGAGCAGGTGGCTGAAAAGGTGCGCTGGGTTCTGGAGGGTTGGTTCACGGGAGAACGTTTGGGCCTGTCTGTATTCCGGGCAGAATTGACTACGTTGATATTTGGTGTGGACGGCGTGGAAAACTGTGTGATTACCCAGCCAGAGCAAGATATACTGCTGGACGAGGTGACGCTGCCTATACTGGTGCAGTTGACCATCATGGATGGGTGATAGGAAAGTGGCCATGTACTATGAAGAACATTTGGTGGCGCTACTCCAACCCCTGGGCGTCTATGACCTGCGGAAGGGAACCCTCAACCGGGGAGAGCTGGCAGCCTATGGTATGGAACTGGACAAAGCTAAGGCAGAACTGGACAAGACCGCACAGGAGATGAATCTGACAACTGCGAGGGAATTTGGCTTAGAGCTGATTGAGGAGTTGCTACCCTACCGCCCAGTATGCCAGACTGTCCAGCAGCGCCGGGAAGCGTTGGCAGCCCTGCTGCGCATTAACGGTGACAGCTTTACGCTCAAGGGAATCAATGGAACGTTGAGTGGCTGTGGCTTAAATACCGTGGCGGTAGAGACAGGAAGACCGAATTATGTGGAAGTCCGATTTCCTGATGTGATGGGCATTCCAGATGGATTTGAGCGGATGAAGGTGATTATTGAGGAGGTCCTGCCAAGCCACCTTGGTATTACATATGTATTTTGGTACAATAGTTGGGCTGAGTTGAGACAGCGCCATCACACCTGGGGCGGAGCGGCTGCCACCGGGTTAAGCTGGTATGGATTGGCTACCCAGCGAGGGTAG